TGATATCGACTTTTGGTGACCACTCCAACTTCTTAGCAGTGCCGACTGCAAAATCACAAGCAAGACTCTTGCCGGTTGCTGTTGGGAGATGTCGACTGTTCATTGTCCATGTGATTTTCTTGTCGCCTATTTCGGAGGGACTGTGTCCTGCGAGTTTGTACAGTTCCTGTCGGATGTGAACCATGTCCAGACCCTGAGTCTTGAGGTCAGTGATTCTCTGCATAGACTTCGTCCATTCGTATTTTTTGAGCAGGGTATAAAGTTCGTCAAACGTACGGCCGACAGATGCATATGCTAACTGCTCGAATCTTGACCGCAGGATACATGTGAACGTGACGGGGATGCCCTTTGCTGCACACTTGACCATCATCGCAGAGAGTCGCAGTTGCAGTTCCGGATGTGCGTCTTGAATTTTTACTTGCATGTGAATCCTCCGAAGATATCTGAGAAGATTGCGTCAAAATCTACTGCAGGCTTTTGAAATAAAGAATCTCCAGAATCTGAAATCATAAAGACTCCGTTATTTAAAGACCCCGTATTATTAAACCTCGGACCCTGACCATTCCTTTGCTCCCAGCCGGTTTTGTTTTTCATATTCCGGGATTTTGTTTTTGATTTTTGCATTTGTTGTGTCCTTAAAAATTCGTGCAGATATATATTCTTTATCTTCTTCTATAGGATACCCGCGGTATTACCCATCCATACCCGCGGGTATTGGACACGAACTCTGTAACTACCTAATTTTATTATGCATGCAATTTTCAACATATTCATCAAACATTTGTTTGACATCAATTTGATGCAATTTTTGAATTGTCCTTTTTAACAACAAAAGACGCGGGTATTGGACATGTCATCGTTTTTTTCTGCAGTTTCGAATCATCATCCGAATGCCTGGCGATGACCGAGATGCCATAAATCAGACCCGCCACCAGCAGACTTGTCATGATTCCAGTTGCGAACTTTGCCCAGAAATCTTTGGACTTTTCCAGTGTTGCGACTTGGTCTTGCATGCCCTTGATGACTTTGCCTTCTGCCTCTTTGTGTGCATAGAAAGCGCCTTCCAATTCCTTGAAATCCACTTCCACCCTCTGCACTTGCACTGTGCAGTGTTTGCAGTCTTCCTGTACCCGCATCAATGCAATGACGTCGACGTCATGTTTCTGCAGAGAGATATCCACCTTCTTTTCCAGTTGCCGGATGTGTTCAATATTTGGAAGAACTGAAACGAATCCGGTCAGAGTTCCTTCCATTTTTGACATCATCTTCTCAATGTTTGAGTACTGTTCTTTAAGAACTGCGATGTCTTTCTCAAGTCCACTCAACTTTATTGCTCCGCTATAGTCATCGGCTGGCATCACACAGTCCCCTTTTTATTTTCATGTATTCACAAACTGCAATCATTCTATATACAGACTGTGTGTGCGTCTAGTCAACTTCTGTCAGTTCAAAGACCAAAGACCCCTTGTCCCAGTCAATGCCCTTGCTCAGAACGATGAAGCGCTTCTCTTCCGTGAACCCGTAACCGTCGACAGATGCAACATACATCTCACGCCAGTCACCGCTGATGCCAGGTGTTCGACCTGTGTTGCCGTTGATTCGTGATTCATAAGCACGACCATCATGCACGACCTGCGCAAATGCTCCATATGTGTATGTCGAGTTCCACACCTGCTGAGGAACAGGCCAACTCAACTCATTGACGTTGACGATGTCCAGCGGCTCCACATTGTAGTGATACAGAGGCGCATCCTTCGTTGTGACAGTTGCTCTGGGTGTTGCATTGTTCTTTGCCATCCGTTCAATCAGACCTTGCTGACGAGGTCCGTTGTCGTTGACATATGCCCCTGCAATCAGACAATGATTCGCAGTCAGACCAGCAGATGCTCGATACACCCTGAACTTGACGACTCCTACATTGTTTGTGTTTCTGTTGTTGATATTGAAGTTGTACGCATGAGCAGTGTTGTCGGGCGGTAATGCATACAAGTTGACCCACGCGTTGATTTTAGTGTTCCATATCTGCAGGTATGTCTCAGCACCCGCGTCTGCATTGTATAAAACCTGAACAGATGCGCTGCTTCCGTATTCTACAGCACCAATCTCATATCTCAAATCAAGACCCGGAGAGTTTGCGACTGATACTTCTTTGACGTTCCACGTTGCAAGATGATTTGCGACAATATCACCAGACCCTGCATCTAATGTCCCCGCGACAATCGTCGCTGCAGTGACGTTGCGATTGACACCAGTACCACCAGAGATTGGATTGTTGCTGATTCCATTCCCGCATTTTTCGTACCATTTTTTGATGCCCATCTCCCCAGTCAGAGAGATTGAGTCAGCGTTCACGAGTTCGTAACAGTATGAGTAATCCTCTGCAGACTCGCTGCCCTCGCCCCTCGCTTTTGCATTGCCGCCCCAGAATACCAACTGAATCGGATTGATATCCTTGAACCCTGCATTGACAGCGTCGAATGTGCTGACTGTTGCGTCAAGAGTCGCTGTCGCGTTTGCGTTCTCATTCCAAATCTTCAAGTGCATCTTCCCGTCAGGGTATGGAATGCAATATGCGCCGATGTACACGCAGAGTTCATTCATAAGTTTCGACCACGCGACGGGTTTGGTCAGAGTCCTGCTGACTCCGTATCCTGCTCCGTAGTTTCGAGTCGCTGCAACTTCGTTGAACGATGTCAGGTCATATTCATGCGAGTTGTCGATGATATCAATCAACTGCTTTATTGCTTCCACAGGATTCGCATTGAGAATCACAGGGTCAACCACCTTTGATAACATCTCGTCAGCGGCTTCCTGAGGAACCTTGAGTGATGCATACTTCTTGAAGATGTCTCTGAGTTGAAGCTCGACATATCCGTTCATGTGGTCCCACTTGTAGTCATACAACACCCCACTGAACAAGGGAGCGAATGAACCAGACGGCAGACCTGCGAATCCGATGTATGCTTTGATTTGCTTGTTCTTCAGGTTACCTGCAGACATCAGACCTGACACCAGAGGAGTAATCCAGATACGAGGAGTAATTTCAGAGATGGTCGCAGGTTCAAGCAACTTGACACGCTGATTCATGGTTCCAATGCTATCACCAATCAACAACGGTTGAACACCATTGAAGGGGATATTCGCATGAGTTCCGATGTATGTTTTGGTGTCAGTTGCGATTGTGATGTTGTTGATGACGCATGGTTCCGTATGAGATGCAATCATCGATGTCTTCGTCTTCCAGTATCGATGAAGCGCCAACACATCGAGGTCCTGCGCAAGTTCCCAGTCGCTGAACGTCACACCATCGTCTGAATGACATATCTGATGAGAGATGCTGCCATGCTGAGGGCAGTATGAGTCGATTTGCAGAATTGGTGCAGTGATTGGAATCTCCTGCAGGTCGAGGATGTCGGTCGTCGCAGTTGCAATCATATCAATTGGACACCACTCGTTGATGCAGTATTCGGTTGCATACATCTGAAGTTTGACGGGGATGACATGAGGAACTGCAGTCGAACCAGTCAGAGACGACCACCATGCAGATATCTCAGGTTTATATGGATATATGCTATGTGATGCATAGAATGCAGGGTCGAATATATTGCCTGTCAGTCCGCCTTTGTAATTGCCGGCCATCCAATAGCAGGCACCCTTCCCTGCAGTTGCATATGCCCGGGAAAATATCAGGGTCTCTCCGGCATTTACCGTTACAGAATTGAATGACCACTTCTGATTAATGTCGTATACAAGAGCGCAGTTTCCGCCAATATCCACGATATCAGTCAGAACTCCAGTCGCTGAATTGTCAGTCGTCTTGCAGAGAACATTGCCCGATGCATATGAATTCCGAAATACTTCCTGTGTGATATAAAGTTCAACAGTGTATAGATTATTTGTGTCATACCGATTCGCGAATGGAATCGAAGTCGGGACAATGTACTTGCCCCTCAACGACATTGATTTGACTGTGATTGAATGTGCAATCGGGAACTGATAATCGAACGTATTGAACCCGTACGCATAACCAGCCATCGCTTTGATTGCCCCGCCTTCGTACGTATTAGGAGCAGTTGGAAACTCACTGAATTTGATATTACGAGGGTTTGTGTCTGCGTTTACAATCCCCCACAATACACCACCAGTCCAGTCTTCAACTGTGTTGCAGGTTGCAATCAGACCACCGGTCGACTCAATCTCTATATATGCGACCAATTCCCTCTGCTCTTTCTTCGCTGCTTCAATCCATGCGTCGTTTGCCAATGCCATTAGTCCGCCCTCGCTTCCAACACGATTTTTTTCATCTGTCGGTCGCCACTTGATTTGATTGGTGCGCTGAACTCACTGCTGTCCTTGCTGACTGCGAACAGAGCAACGTCCTGATTCTGGGCTGGGATAAAAAAGAATGGACGCATCTTCGAGAAGCATTCCCGCGACCAGTTGAGCAACACCTGATATTCCGCATCATTAACAGACCCGAAAATCAACTCAACAGAACGCTGTACGCCTTTATAAATTGCGCCGATGATTTTGCCCTGAGGTGACTTTTTAATCTTTCCGAGAGGCTTGGTGTTGTCCGGGTCAAATTGTTCGAAGTATGGCATACCGTTCCTCATTCCGAACACAATATGAGCAACGCAGAAATCGGACGATACAGCGCTGTTGAACGTGATACGCCAGTCAGGATATGTCTGGGTATCGAAAGCCTTCCACGCGCAGATTTTGTTGTTTGCTGGGATAATATATGATGACAACACTTCCACATTCGAAGTCACAAAGTTGTCGGTCGACGCATGGATTGAGATATTAACACCCGCGAATCCTTCACCCACCATCGCCATCGAGTTCGCAGTGACTGCAGAACCATGTCGGACGGTCAGAGACTTGCCTGCTTCTTGGTTCGCGCCTTTCCAGACCGTGTCTTCGGTTGCCCATCGACAATCGTTCGCTTTGAATCCGGGATATGTGTCGGATGCATATATTGACATTGTCGAGTCATACGAACGATAAAGGAATGCAGGATTGTCCAGATAATCAATTGATACCAGACCACCACCTTGTGGGACTTCAACGATGACTGTGTTTGTCGGGATGTCGCAGATGATATACATCACGTCGACTTCACATTGCTGACTTCCGTTTGAGTTGAACTGAATCTTGACTCTGAATGAGTTTATCTGGTTCGATATAGTGAGGTTATAGACGGCAGCCTCAAGTTGAGTCCTCGTCAACCATGTCCCGCTGTACAGTCCATTATTGTATGCGAATTGATATTTGGGCGTCCCACCACCTTCGATGAAGTTCTCAACGAGCTTGATGCCGTTGATTTTGGTAATAGTATCTCCAATCCACGGCAACTCTGCGACTGGTCCATCTGTTGCGTATGCAGCACCACCGATGACTGAGAAGTTGTCTGCAGAAAGACGAACCTGTGCGCTGTATCCAGTCGAAGATATAAATCCAAAATATCCCAACTGCAGATATGTTGTGTCTGTTGTTGTAAGTTTCAGAACGTTGTCGACATAGATATTAAGGTTCGATGCGGTTCGCTCTATCTTGATTCGATACGTCACACCATTTGTCCATGTGTGACTGACTGAACCCAGAGTCGCCGCTCCAGTGCCTTTTTTTGCCAGAGATATCGTTCCTAATCCGGTAATGTTCAACTGATAGCAGTTTGTGTTGAATGTGGTTGTCGATGCATTAGATGCAACGCAGAAGTTAAAATATATATATAGAAGATTCGAGACAAGAGGCGTCATGTCAAACTCCATCGTCCACGTAGTCGCAGACTGCAACGCAGAAGTTGCAAGTGCTGTGATGCCACCCGTCACGTTTGCAGTATCGTTGTATTGCAACTGACCACCACTGATTGTGAACACATTCGCACGACCGGGAGAGCCTAAAATAGTCCACTGATTCGTCAGAGCAGACGAGAAGTCCTCGACAAAGGATGCAATCTTCCTCATCTTTACTCCGGCATATGGTGCAGTCGAACCGATGACCTGCAGTTTTGCTGCATTAATTGCCCATGTGTCAACGGTCGGCATTGCGATATTCATTTCATACTCCTATCAGGCAGCGCTGTCTTGCAGCGTCCTGGCGTTGAGAATAGTGTCATTGATGTTGCGGGTCAGCCACTGCCTGTCTCCGATTGCTGTATCGACATTAACGACAATCATCGGCGGGACTGCCTGTTGTGCAGTTACATCCTGCGACCCTGCTGTTCCTGCCGAACCGGGAGAGGCTCCACCAGTTGGTGCAGAGACAGACCCTGCTCCTGCTCCACCACCTGTCTCGTCCATCTCCTGACTTGATATCGTTGCAATCTGCGCAACACCTGCAGCGACAGCGGCCGCGACATAAGCAAATGACCATGGAGGACCGGGAGGTGCTGCGAGTGCCTGCGTTGCTGCCATGGCGGTATTGACGATGGCAGAGGCGATGTTGTAGGCCTTCGTCATCATGAACAACTCTTTATTTTTCTTACCAGAGAAGGCAGTGATGGCCGTCTGCAGGCTCATCATGATGTTGCCGCCTGCCTGCATGAGTTGCGTCTTCATCGCGTTTTCTTTGGCCGTTGCGTTGACGCGGTCTTGTGCTGCTTTCGCATTGAGTGCAGTCAATCGAGTCTGCTTCTGAGACTCAATCATTTCCAGCGACTGACCATTTTGACGTGCCATATCCATTTTGATACGATACTCGCTCTCAAGTTTGGCTTTTTCCAACTCGAATGAATTATCTGCCGCTGCTTGATACTGACCTTGCTGTTCCAATTGCAGATTCTGTGCAGCGACCCATGCTTCATCGGTGCCCATGGCGGTCTGTTGGTTGCCCTCGAAGACATTGCGCTTGCGGTCTGTTTCGCTGCCCGCGAATGAATTGTTCTCAATCTGAGTCTGGTCATTCAAACCCTGCAGACGATTATTCAGGTCAGCGTTGTCCATGTTCGGCCGTGCATCAATCTGTGCCTGTATTGCTGCCTTTTCGGATTCGAGGTCTGCGAGTCTGAGTTCATGACGTGCACGATAGAATGTCTCGTCATTCATCATTCTCTGAGTGTGCTCCATCTCAACAGCAGACATGACGACAGAGGTCCACGACTTCTCACTATCAAGACCACGAGAGATGGCTTCCTCATGTTTCCGGATTGCAATCTGAGTCGCCTCAGAATCAAACTGAATACTCTCCACCTTCATCTGGTCGTTGATTTTTGCGATTGATGATTTGACTTCCTGCTCAACCTTCGCAAAATCCTGTTTGACCTTGTCGATGTCAGTCAGCGAGTAGTATTTTTTATTTTTAGGGTCAGTCATCAGAGCGAGTTGCTCGTCCATTGACTTCTTTGCTGCAGTCAGAGTCTGATTCTGAACGTCGACCTCTTTCTGCAGGTCCTGCAGTCGTGCTGCATGCTTCTTGTCGAGATATGTTCTCTCACTGATTTGACGGGTGTTGAAGTCAGCCTCTGCAGATGCCAGGATTACAGAAGAGTGCGACTTTTGCAGGTCCTGTTCGTCCTTGAATCCTTCTTTCGCCAACTCATATATCTGTTTCTTGCGATTGACTGCGTCGGTATATGCATCCTTTGCAAGGCGGTCACGCTCGGATTTGGCGGCGTTTGCGGCTTTGGCTGCTTCCTGCTTGCGCTTCTTTGCTGCTTCTTTTTTTGCCTCTGCTGCTTTTTGTTCTGCTGCATCTTTTGCGAGGTCCTGAGTCTTGCCCTTTTTTGGTAATTCCGGAGCTTTCTTCTCTCCGTTTATCTTTCGAGCATTCTCGTCGTAGATGTCACCGATTGCTTTCAACTCTTTTTGAAAATCGCCCCACCTTGAAGGAGAGAACAAATCAGTCACAGCAGTTCCCAACACTGTCACATAATATGCTCCAGCATTCGAATATTCCTGAATCCCCCTAATACCTGCCTTGAACACTTCGAGCATGTACACTGCAGCGGGAGCAACAACCTCAGACATGGTCGGTGCGAGTGACTCGCCCAGTGCAACACTTGCCTCGTGGATTGCCTTGGTGGTCTTTGCCATAGCACCGGCATATGTGCCCTGCATGATGATTGCGTTGCCGGCGACCGCTTCGTGCTCTTTCATGGTGCCGGTATAGATGGCTTGGACTTTCTCGGCCTGAGTCATCTTATCTGCAACTAGATTGTGTTTCAGTGCATACTCTTCCATAATCTTGCTGATATTTTTCGTCATACCAGCTTGGTCAGACATTGCGCTGATTTCGTTCTTGATACCCTCTGACATGCCCTTGACAGCTTCGTCCATAGTCAGGTGACCCTGCCGGTTGAATGCTGCAAAATCTTTTGAGAACTCAATCATCTTCGCGGCTTTGTCTCTATCAAAGCCATAATTGAGATAATTCTGCATCGCTTTTGAAGATGCATCAATGCTGATGAGTCCGTCGTCTGATGCCTTCTTTACAGACTTGAATGTTTCGGCAGTGGTGTTGCCAGTGTAAGCAGCAGCAGACGCCAGACCGTATAATGCCCGCTCGTATTCCTCAGCCGCTTTCAGAGAAGACTTTACACCCATTACAAGGCCAGCGAGAGACGCGCCCTCAACCAGTTTGATGGCTTGTGCAACTTCTCTCATGAGTCCGGACAGCTTTGCAGTGTTTGCTTGCGCTTCGCTGTTATTTACCCGAACATTAATATTGACGTCACGTGTTGCCATATCTGCCACCCACTATCGCGATGCTGCCTCGCGTGCTTGGTCTTGGATTTTTTCGTTCATTCTCATGGTTGCGATATACGACGCCCATGCTCTCTCTGACTTCACAATCTTGAATGTCTGCCTGAACCACTTCGGCTGGTCTGTGACAGCCCCCTCGAATGGCAGGTTGTTCAGACAATTGTCCTTGTTCATGCATTCATTCATCAGTTCGAGTCTTCTCCAAACCGGGCTTTTGAATAATGAATTCGGACATTCATAGATGAAGATTGTCTCTCCATCCCCATCAAGTTTTTCTTGATATTTTCTATTACCCATCTTCGGGTTTGCAACGTTCCTGACCGGGATTACCTTCCCGACCTGCTTCTGCCAAAGTATGGTGTGCTTTCGCTTGTGCCTGTTTCTGCAATTGCGCTGTTCACGCAGTGCTTCGGGACATTTACTGCAATTGTATTTGTCCTTTTTTATGTCGCCGCAGTTTAGTTTCAGGCTGTAACGGACCGCGGCGGTAAGTTTTTTATATCAAACGCGTTCATCTGCTCGGTCGACTTGATATTCACACAGAACCAGAACACCAACTCAGACGGTGCTTCGTTCAGGAATGTGTCGAAGTCGCTGCAGAATCCGATGCCATCGATTTCTAAGTTGTCGATGCCGACGAACTTCTGTCGCATCAATGCAATCAGTTGCTCTTCGTACTTCTTGGACGCTTCCTCTGTCTCGAACTCGTCACGCAACAGCGCATAGTTTTTTGATGCTGCATCGTTCTCAAGGAATGTGAATGCACGTGTCTTGATGACAATCTGCTCTTCTGCCGGCAGGTTGCGATTGTTGCGGCCATCTGGGAGCAGATAAGGGGGAACTGCAGAATAAATGTGATTTTTTCCATTAACCTTTGCCATGACTCGGGTCTCCTGTGCTTGTATGTAGTGGGATTTAAAAAAGAAGGGGATGGGATGTCCCACCCCCTGTCAGGTCTTCTTAATATGCGGCGGTTTTGTCTTTGGTCTGAACTGCAATAGGATATCCAATCGCAGGGTCAATCATGCTCTTGTACTTCATCTTGAGAGAGGGTGTCTTTCCTTCGACATCCCGCTCAGGTGCGTCTGAGGAAAACAATGCGCGGGGGATATCAAACAGAGTCTGATATGTTTCGGTTGTGTTGATGGTCTCGAAGTTGTCGAGAATACACATCAAGGACGACATTGTGATTCCGGTCGCCAAACGCTTGAATTCTGCCGCAGAACTGAATCCGGAGGTCGGGTCGTTGTAGTCCATAGTGAAGTCAATCTCAACTTCGAACGCCTTATTTCTAACGGTCTTCGAAGGTCCGACGATGCCATTCAAAATCGCTTTGTCGTCAAGACCATTGGTGATTTTGATGGTGAATTCGTCAGGATAGAATCTGTCCATGGTGCCAGGTGCGATGTCGGTGAAGTCGGGAGCAGTGCCAGTTCTTGCAGCACCAGCGCCGATGTACCACGCGACGCCCTGTCCGGTGTAGGGAACACGAACAGAGAACACAGGGTTCGGAGTCGCTGCTTGGTCAGGTGCACCAATCCAGTCGCCTGCGCCCTTGAGTTCGATGGTGATAGTGACGTCTTCGCCCTGCTTGCCTTTGATGGTGATTGAGAAGGGACGCTCACCTCCAAAGTCCTGAGACTTCGTGACACCCTCTTCGTCGGTGTTGGGAGAGAACAACATGGCTTGGTCAAGCAAGGGATTCCCCGCGCCGTATGGCATTCGGACAGGATACATCAGCCCTTTGTATCCATCTGTGTCGATGGTTGCGCGGACTCCGGCATGTCCCATGACGAACTTGAAGAAATCCACGAATTCCTCAGGAGAGAAAATCGCTTCAATCGAATGAGCGAATGACTGGTCTTTTCGGGTTGCAGTGGGATATCCCAGAGACGAGTTGACGCCCATGAACTGCTTCCTCACTTCATCCTTATAGTTCACTTTAGGGACAATTCCCTTTGTAACCCTGAGGAACTTATAAGCAGGTGCCCCCGGCTTTGTTCCCCTCGTTGTTTCAATTGCGTATGGCAGAAAATCAACACCCATGACGGGCCTCCTTGTATGTGCGTTTTATTGTAGAACTTCTGGAATAACGATTTCGACTTTGCCTTTCAACTGCGACCCTTCACTGGTCTGCTTGACAGTGCTCCACCCCTTGAGGATGGTGCTTGATGCCTGACCCGCTCTTCGTGGGTCTGCTCTCAATGCTTCGTCAATGGCTTTGCATTTGTCGACAAGATTGACAGTGTCTGATTCTCTGCCGACTGCGTTCAACATCAACTTCAAATTGTATGACCGCGACTTGATGTAGTTGCCCACTGCATAGTGATTTTGGACACCATCGTCATCAAGCAGGATGTCGATGCTATATGGTGCATTGCCAGACTCACGCTCTCTCGTCGACGTGGAATGCAACCATGTCAAGGTGCTCAACTGAGCGACAACATCTTCGAGTGCTTCTTTGAGTGCCATGTTATAGTGTCCTGTACCAGTCATTCGGCTGGTCTTCGATTGGTTCATCAGCAGTCGACATCCTCATATCAAGAACAAGTGAATCATAATCTGCGCGGAACTCATTCGATTTCGTTTTGTAGATGCCTTTATCTTCGGCCGGCTTGAGTGAGTATTCGTTGTAAATCAGAGACAATGTCCTGAACACGAGAGCCTGTTTGATTTGCATCTCAGTCATCTCGTCATAATATGTGCCGATGTCAGCGCCATCGATGTCAGTTGCAGGAGCGAAGATATCAGCAAATGCCGTCTTGCGAATCCGGAACAGGTCGACTTTGAATAGTTCGAATGCTGCGCTGATATAATCGTCAATGGTTTTGTCGAACTGCATATAGACTTCATATGTGCCGTCCATTGCATTGACCTGTGCCGATGTTGGAAGTTTGCCAGCCATCTCAGACCTCCGCCACGTTGCCGGCCGACTCTTCTATTGCACATTTAATTGACACCATCTTCTGCAAAATCAGTCTCAATTCTGCATCGCCAATCAACGAATCAAGCAATGTGAATACGCCCTTTGCGATGGTGTAGTTTTTGGTCAGTGTTGCGAGTGTTTGACCAACAAAACGGACCGGGAGGTCAGCAAGGGCAGCATCAATATCTTCATACCCTGCTTCTTGCAATGCCTGCTCTGTGCCACGAGAGGCGATTTCCTTTCCGATGATATGGAGGAAGTCAGCAACGTTTGCCAGCAATGCACCCTTCTCAGTCAGCGAGAGATGATTTGTGGTTGGGTCTGATTCATTGATGCCGAACAAGTTCAGCACAGAATTCGCGGCTGGAACTGTTTCGTTTGCATATGTGGTGAAAGACTTGGCGATGATGTCGGAACGATTAATCAGAACAGATGATTTATTGTAACTCATTTGTCTTTCCCTCCGCCATTGCTGCCGTTCTTTTTATCTTTGCCGGGAAACGTCTGCCCATATGAAACCCTCGAAGTCAGAATCCACTTTGGACTGACTCGTGCGTCCACTTCGTACTTCATGCAGGTTTCGCCGGTTTCGAGGTTGGTATATGATTGTAATGTTGCCATCTGATGCCCCCTGTCGCGTTCCTGATAAGCTGTGAGACGTGAAGTCGGGGGAGTCTATAGCAGACTCCCCCTTGTTCTACGTTCGCCTCTTAGGCGGTGATTGCGACGTCCTTGATGCCGGAGATACGAGCAGCGGCAAGGTCAGACAGAAGAGCAAGACCAACATACCATTCGATACGAGTACGGAATGAAGGCTTGGTTTCCAGTTCGCCCAGGTCACGAGCGTTCAGAGTGCCGTTCTGGATACCAGTCAGGCCGTCGTCACGGAAAGAGACGGGATAGATGGAGGTACATGCATCAGCGCCTGCACCGTAGTCTGCCTCAGTGAAGGGCAGGATTTCTGCGTTTGCGCCGTCCTTGCCAACTGCGAGAATTGGCAGGCCGTTGTAAGAAGTAACCTGACGACCGAAGTCATCCTTTGTGATGACGATGTTACCACCCAGAGCAGTTGACTTCGATGCCTGTGTGAACCGACGTCTCATGCCCTTGTTCATGATGAGTGCGTTCGGGTCAACAACGCGGTCGATACACTCGTCAAGCAGGATGAGGGACAGTGCGTCTCCACCACCAGTTGCGCCAGCGTGGACATGCTGACCTGCAGCGACCTTGTTCTGAATACCGTCGAACTCAAGAGGGTTCGAGGTGTGGTCGCCCTTCAAGAAGACTTTGGCGATGTTCAGAGCGAGTGCTTTAATCTTGCTGCCCTCGTTTGTGGTGCGAGCGTTCGGTCCCTGCATATCGATGATGGACTTGTCAACGTCAACGTCGCCACCGGCGATGTACAGCGCCTCAACCTTCTGGTCTACTGTACCAGTGGACTCGACGTATCCTGCGCCAACTGCACGGAATGCAGTGTCAGGCAGTGTCAGTTCCTTATTGAACTTGATGGCTGAACCGTTGATGTCCATCCATGGGATAGCTGCGACCAACTGGTCAGAGCCTGCGAATGCCTGCATAACGCCGGCAAGGAATACATCGCCGTTGTTGATTGCGAGCTTGGATGCTTCTGCTAGTGTAAGTGCCATGACTTGTGTTCTCCTTTATCGTGTGTTTTGTGTGAGTGAGATTATTGCTGTTTCTGGGGTGTTCCCGGTGCAACCCGTCCAGTCTTTACGAGGTTGTTATCTCGTGCATACTGCATCAACTGGTTCGGGTTCATCTTCTCCAGGTCTGCGGTCGACTTCTCTGCTACCTGTCGAGGATTCGGATTGTGAACTGACTTCAACAGTCCTTTGCTTTCTGCTTCAACAATCATGTCGAGTCGCTCTTCTGCCGACAACTTCAACATGTTTGCATTCTCGAACAGTGGTTTCAGGTTCTCGGGAACGGTTGCGAGCTTGGCGTCCAATATTTTTTGAATCTTCTGCTCTGCAATAGTTTTTGCACTCGTGCTCTCACCCTTCAATGCTTCCACCTGTGCCATCAGTTCGTTGAGACGTGTCTCAGCGTCCGCTTTGACTTCGTCCTTTTCCTTCTTGAATCCATCCCGCTTTTCTGCTGCTGTCTTGATGTCGAGTTTGAGTCTCTCATTCTCGGCGATGACAGATGCGACTTGCGCTTGCAGTGTTGCGAGAGTTTGGGCGTCCGCCCCTTTTCCGTCCTTGTTCTGGTCCCCGTCCGGTTCTCCAGTGGTGATTAATGCTCCGAATCCACGGATTATCTTTTCACCTTTGATGCTTTTCATAAGTGCTCCTTTGTGCGTTTGGGTTTCAGTAGTTTGTGAAGCTGTCGACCAGATGCTGCTCAAGACTCTCACAAATCAACGTACTGACTTCTGTGTCGCTCAATTCAATGAAGGGTCGCAGTCTTTCATTCCATCCGGCTTTCGCTGCCTCAGTTGTGGAACTAAATCCCACTTGGCAGTGATTGGTGACTCCGGTCAGAACTCCGAGGTTGCCGAGCATGTTGTGTCTCTGAGTGAGGTCAACGTATGCTGTCTGATAGCCCTTCTTTGCTCTCTGTTTAACCGAGGCGGGGGAGTAAGCCTTGAAGGCTGAGTCTGCCCCCTTCCCCGACTGTGTACGTCTCACAACGGTCGCTGATACGCTTTGTCCGATTGCAGTCATCTCCGAAGATGTGAAGTCGCGGGAGCATGCTCTCAGCAGTCCTTCAATATCTTCAATTGATGTCAGCGCTCTCGACATGCCTTAGTTCCTTTTCTCAATCAATGTGTTTATTCTATTTACAGGCTGTGTGTGCGTCAATAATAAAAAATCAGGCTTTGAATAAAGAATCTTCGAGAATCTTTTCCTTTATTAAAGACCCCGTATCCTTAAACCTCAAACCCTGACCATTCGTTCTATCTCAGCCGGTTTTGTTTTTAATCCGGGATTTTGTTTTTCATGTTTTAAAAAAATGTGCAGATATATATATTCTTTATCTTACTCTATCCTATTGGACCGGGTATTGCCCATCCATACCCGCGGGTATTGGACATGAACCCTGTAACTATTTGTTTTTGTTATGTATGCAAAAACCTGCATATTCATCAAACATTTGTTTGACATACTTTTTTTATGTCAAAAAATGACGGGTATTTCCTGTCCTTTTCCGTCCAATACCCGGTAGATTACCCGCGGGTATTGGACACAATCACCGTAACTATTTAATATCTTTATGTATTCAAAAACCTGAATGTAATTTTAGAATATCATCATCACGCAACCAATCATTTGTGGGCTCCTTTATACCGATTGGCATAACAAAGCCCCAAACTAGCCTGTTCTATTTCATTTGTCCACTTTACTCATGCTATTAGTCGACCGGATTATCCTTGCCAGCTTCAACCCCTTCATCAGCACCCCACCCGACAGGTACTGGCAGAAGGCGATGCCTGCAGTTGTATCCGCCTCTCACCGTGAAGACGCTACCTGGTGCCTTGCCCTGCCACTTCAAACCCTGCCACGCCTCGATTTGACCCCTTGTGTAACGTTTCCCTACGCGGTCAATGCAGAACTTGCGGCTTGTCTTCATCAATGTACCGGCATAATAGAACGCCTGCGCTGTGTCGCCACCCATTACCATCTGGTCAAGGGTCGCATTAAATCCCATGATTGCATCTTGTGCATATGTTGCCGCATACCTTGCGTGCTTCGGATTTGTTACCGCCGCACCAATGGACTCTGACATCTCTTTGAACGTCGACCCACTCAGAACATGCTGATACAATTCCTTGTGGATTTCCTGCATCGTGAAGTCGCCGAGTGTGGTGAAGTATTCGACATCCATCTGTTGTAAGGCATGCAGGGTTCCGCTGTTGACTCGTGTCCATGGTTGATTAGGTGCAATCAGTGAGTATAGTTCTTTTGCCCTCACCACTACCTGGTCATAGTCACCAACGAACTCGGCAACAACAGAAGCATATCCAGCCTCTGCCGCTGCCGCTTTGAGGTTGTCAGCAGAGTTTAATGCCCACCCGATATTGTAATCAGATATGGCAAGGGCTCCGTCTGCGACTTCCAATTCAGCCACAAGACCCGCTATCTTTCGCTCTAAACGGGCGGCAACAATTGCAAGGTCGCTCTCGAACTTCGTCAACCTTGCAGTGATGGCGACGTCGTTCGAGTTGACCAGTGCCTCAACCTTTGGCACTACCTTGACTTTCTTCATGATTAGGCTCCAGAGGCGGTCATTGCAGCATCAATCCTGTTCTTGGCATCAGTCAGCATCTTTGCCCCGCCGCTTTCCTTGCTGATTTCCTCAATCAGATTCTGCACGTCTTTGTCATCCCATCCGGAATTGTATTTCTGAATCAGTCTACCTTTCGAAGTGATACCAGCCGCCAACTGTTCACGGTCAACACCCCACTGCCCTTTGATGTCGACTGGCAGCGCAACGTCTTTAAACTCGCAATAGATGGTTGCATTATCCGGCAACTTGTAACCATTCGCATTTGCCAACGGCATGACGATGTTTGTATAAACTTGCTGCTCGAAGCGGTGCGCGTTCTTGCGTCTCATCTTCTGATTGACAAGGTTCCAGTTCTCCTCAACCATAACCTGAAAGCCACTGTTTGCACTGCCGCTGCCATTGTAGTCAGTAGTCAAAGACCACTGGTCAGAGACTCGCTTGATTGTGCCATTCATCCACTCAGAGAACTCTTTGACGTTGATTGTCGGCGACTTGTACTCAAGCATAACCTCTTTAACCATCATGTCTTGAGCAGGTTGGACAGTGGTGTCAGGACCGTCCGGCTTCCCCGCTGCTTGCCTGATATTGGACACCCTTGTAGCCAATGCCTGCCACCGGGCGCCGTGTGCATAGATGGTATCAAGCAAGTTGACGAGTTCATTCAGAGCAACCAGAGATTGCCACGGTTCGCCCTTCTGAAACACCCCAGAGCGTGGCACAGCGGCGTCATACAGCAGCGCCATGGGAATGATGCCATTGCCCTTTGCATCTCGATAAATGTTCGGCTCAGGCTGGCTGTATGGTGTCAATCCTGTCTTTGTGCCGACATAGTCCTGCACATACTCAGGGGTATAATATGTATAGCATCTGCCTGTGCCATTTAGTTCGTGTGGAACTTCCCGTGTAATTAACACGGACTCTGTGCGTCCAGTCTTCCAACAAACGTCGGCCGACATGTTCGAGATGTCGAGTTGATTGAAAAAGATGCTGTCATTGTCATCTCTCCACCACCCCAGAAGACCCGCTGTTTTAAGCAACCGAGCAATCTTGTCGGCTTCGGGAGTGACAGCATCAAATGAAGAGCGGTGTAGGATGTCACGATATACCGTCGTTGCGTCCTCATTCTCTGCAGTAGATACAACACCTTCAACAACAGAGGGGGTCCAGCACTCACGGACAGGGTCATCGATATAAGTCAAAGCGGTTCTCTCAATAACCATCTTGACAATTTCTTCTGTCACATCCAAGAACTTGCGCTTTTCATAGTCGGTCACAATCTGACTCATCATCAACTTGTGGTGGTCTCTGATGTTGCCATCCATGAAATCCTTGGCTTTGGCGGCAGAGCAGACAGGGTATGGATTCTGCACTATGTTGGTCGGCGCGTTCAGTTGGAACCCCAACTGCTTCATGTGGTCTTTCAATGACATGGTCATGACGATATTCCTCCAGTGTGTTTATTAGATGCAGATAGTGTGTGCATGATTAACCGTAAGCAGCGGCGGCGCTGATGTAATAGAACAAGTAACGGGCGGCGGTCGTGATATGCTGCTCATATATCTCAACCTCCTGAGTCGAAGACCCGGGCTTGACAGAGACAATGTTCAGACCCTTATTCAATACCTTGCACTTTGCAGGATTCACCATGAATCGACGTGCCCCTGAGACTGTGCAGATGTATGCTCTCAATGCGTTCTGACATTCCTTGATGAGCGGGTTTGATGGTGGAATGAACAGAGAGATATTCGTGAACCCCAGATGCTTCATGGTCGACACTAGCTCCTGATAGTCTGACAATTCTGGACTTGACCCGCCTGCTTGACCAGATGCGTCACCATATATCCGGATATGCCGCTTTTTGTACTGTGGGAATCGCTCTGCAAATTCCTGTGCTGCTTGACGAGCAACGGCATTCTCAAGGACTATCTCGTCGACTGCATAGTATGTCTCGCCCTTCTTTATCATGACCACGCTTGATAGTGGTTTATAGTTGAAATCGTGTGCCCAGTAGATGTCGCCGACGTCGTCCATGACTTGCGTGGTGTGGTTCTTTTCGCAATAGTCAGGATAGATGCGACCTGTTGGTTGGACAAACTTGGCAAGATACTCTTGGTCATACATCAACGTATCCATCGAGTTCTTTGCTTCCTCAATCTTTGCCGCGCTCAAGACTTCCTCTGATGTCCACGTGTGATATGAATGATATCCGCCAGGATGTTCGAGAGCATATTGACAACGCTCATACCAGTGATTTATTCCCTCTGGAACTGACTCGAATATACCTGTTGCAACCCTACCATCTGGAAACTCTGTATCGAGTGCCGGCTTGAGGTTTGCGAACCATGCGTGACTTTTCAACTTCGCATATTCAGTAATCAAGAAGTGGTTCCACTTGACACCTTCGCATCTATCTGGTTCGTCCAATCCCATAAAGTGCATCTCACATCCATTTTTGAGCGTGATGACTTTGTCAGACATTGAGATGTCTTCAATGAATGGCAGGTTGAGGATGATTGCATCACCCCACAAAACTTTCTTGACTTGCTGGTGTGTTGGTCCACCCAGCATAAATTTGTCGTATGGTTGAGACCATGCCTTCAATGATGTCTTCTTGAGAGCGAGGTCAGTCTTGCCAGAACGTCGACCACTGTTCAGCCACTGCAATATTGCTTCGTCTTGCCAGAATGCCAACTGTGCAGGATTGAACCTGTACTGATTCCATGCGGCGGTATGCTTGAGCATGACAGCAGGTGTAAGTTTGATTTTAAGTGACATTATTCAGACCCTGCTGTGTCTATGGGGCTGTTCGGGCCAGATAATGGGACTCCGACACTTCCCGTATTCAAAGGATTAACGGCCGGCTTAGGAGGAACGAATATGCCCTGCTTCAACTTCGTCGCGTGGTCTTCCATCATCTCGACCAGTCTATCAACGCTGTCACTCTCAACAGCAACTGCAGGCGCTCTCCAATTGTCTCGAACCAACTTGTAACGCTCTAACCACCACGCCGAGGACTGCCACCCCTTCGCTCCTGATGCAATGCGGGAGACATGCCATGCCTCAGCCTGACAAAACGCTTTTTTTATTGCGTCGGAAAACTCCTTATATGGTTGACGTCCCTTCTCTCCGAGAGTCATCCATCCGTAGTATGTATCCTTATGAATGCCGACACATCCGCAGGCTGTCTCGATATAATTTCCACTCTTGACATATTTGCAGAGTTCTTTCGATATAGTGTCAGTAAGTTTGCCGGGACGACCGACTTTTGCTGGTTTTGTGTCAGACATAGTCACCCCTTCTTGCTTTTTTCGCACTTCACATGCTCACCACACGATGGACAGATATGATACTTGCCGGAGCCTTCGCCCTCTCCACTGCCAGATGTTTCGCCCTCAATTTCAGGAGGTGGTGCAGCGGTGAACAGCATCTGAATCTCGTCGATGTCGAATCCTGTGACTGTAATATCGGGAATGATGCCAGAGTTCAGGAACTCGAACATGTCCCTCAATCCACCCCTGTCGAATTCGTTCCCGATTTTATTCAAAGCCAGATTTAGAGCCATCTCTGCAGGCTCGTCACAATACATCACAGAACAGTCGACCTCCGTGAATCCCAGAGACTTCAACACCTTCAATCGCTGATGTCCACCAATCACGACATGCTCCCTGCCAGGATACATATTGATAACGACTGGTTCAACCATCCCAAATGTCGCGATTGAATTCTCAATCTTTACCCACACGTCATCGCCTTTTTTCAGCGGCTTGCGCGGGTTATATTTAGCAGGTTTCAGGTCTGATATGAGTCGGGTTTCTATTTGCATGTGTTCAGTCCTTTAGTGTCAAAACAAACCATATTCCAAATGCTGCCAAAAACAGCGTCCAGCATATTGAGGCTGTCTCTATTGACATTAGAGAATGCCCCTTTTTGTAAGCAATATTTGTGTCCACGCCCAGTCGACAAAAGGCCGTTCACCCTTCAACCCATCACAGAGCGGGATACCAAGTGCGGCGTCGTCAATATAAACGTGGGCGTATACCTTCGGGGATTGCGTCCACGCCTTCTGCTCCGGGTTTTCGTTGGCTCCAAGCAAAGGAATATCACGCTGTTTAAACCAGTTGACGGCGTCTTCCAATTTATAGCCGCTTCTCATGGTGTACAGTATGAGTTGGTGCCCTGCGTCAACCAGTGCCTTAAGAACTGGCTCTGCTCCGATATAGCGGCCTATTTTAGGGTATTCATGTGTGCAACATGTACCGTCAAAATCTACTGCGATTATCATACATCCTCGCTTTCTGGTTCCTCTTCATACTCATAAGTAGCAATCAGCCGAAACTCAATCCCATGGTTGCCCGTCAACCTGCACACTACCCGCTTATGGAACGCCATCACCAGTGGAAACAATTTGCAGTTTAACGGTGTATCTCCCCATATGCTCCGGCTCTCGTCGTGTATGAACCCAACAACTCCGTAAAAGCTTATCTTCGCGTCTGGATACATGCCATCGTCGCTCTTCCGCATGAGTAAGATTGGCTTTATTGCCGCCCGTCGTTTCCAGTGCCGATACTTATCCTCGTCAACTTTTGCCCCCGGCGGCAACATCTTAAGCATCAGTTTCAGGCCCGGAATGTACAGCATCCAAAACCACCACTTGTACCGAATCTGCGCCACCCTATTAACTTTAATCCTTGTCATAATGCCCCCTGTTTTTGTTTGTTTTAAAGTGAAAAACAAAGGTGCATTATATCATAAAATCGTGTTATTCCGAAGGGTTAAGTTTATCGACATACATCAATTCTCGCAAATGGATATTGCTTGCAAGCCTTAAGATATTCATATACTGCTTTTACCAATATGTCATACGAGCCCCACCCATTATCTGGGTTGTATTTCTCGAATTTTTCCTTGTATTGTTTAAGAAAAGATAACCCGTCTGATAATGGCTGTATGAGTTGACCAGCTTGTCTGATTCCTATCTCTTCCGGTCTCCATAAACATTTATAAATGCCAGCTTCATCTGCCATCTCGCCCAGATTATGCGTGATATTTATTTCAAAGACCTGATAGGTGTCGTTAATTTCGCGATATTCATCGTCTTCTGGGTAATCTGTTGAATAGTCTGGGTCTTCTAAATCTTCAACTACAAGGCTAATGTCTAACGACATAACTTAATTCCTTTCTTTAAACGTCGGTATAGGTGAAAAACAAGTACACTTTTTGGTATTTTACTTAATGAGTTTTGACTTCTTTTCTTTCTCTGTTTTTGGTCTTGTTGTCTGTGCAATATCCCGCAAATTAACCAATGACCTCGCTATCTTCTCAGTCGCAATTTCCATCTGATGAGTAATGTCAGATTGCATCAAAGACGATGCAGGGTCTGGCAATTTGTGTGCTGCCTGAATTGCTGACTCCCAGAATGGTTGTAGAATCAGATGTACAAGTTCATGCACCAATGTCCGCTCTTTGTTTTCTGCATCTTCTGACACATAGATGAGAGACGAAAGCAGTCTCATTGTGATGGCGTTGATGCCCTGACATCCACAGTGGTCATTGTTATCAAGACGTTTTGATTTGAAGTCGAAGTCAGGCTGAGAAAGCATGAATGCTTCGACATCCCAGTCTTGCAGTCTGAGTGCTTCTTGCCACTCCACAAGCGACTGTTTAATATCAATGCTCACTATCCCCTCCCCTGCTCTTTTCGAAGGTCTCCAGTCGCCGATTTGTTGACGACCCACCGCATCTGAAACTCACCATCAACGATTCGATATTCGACATCGTGATATAGGCCACACCCGCAACACCCGTGACCAAATTGCCCAGGTATCGAGGGGACGAACCAATCTCCATCGTTGACTTGAACTGCGTCTGTAAGTATTGCATCTGTCATGATAGTGGATTCCTTATGACGTCAGTATGGTTCTTTGGACCATACATCACTTCCGGCAGATGCTCCTTGCTGTATGCAGTGACCTTTTCTTTTGTCGTATGAGACATTTTGTTCCAAGACTTTTTCAAACGTGCTTCGAGTTCTGGAACTCCTGCGGCTCTTCTCCGGACACGCTTTGCTAATTTGCCGTTCATATCGCCTCCCTGCAGGGTTTGTTTTAGTCGTCGTTATGACAGGCTTGCTCGACAGTGATATACCCGTCACGCTCCCAACCGATGCCCTTGAGTGCGAATCCATACGAAGACACTTCCGGCTTCATGTCTGCTCCGCATTTCGGGCAGGGGATTGTGTTCTCTCCGTACCGAACAATTTTGTCGGTCAGGTTCAGTTCGCAGGCGTCACAACTAAAGTCTTTTAATGGCATTTGATGCCTCCTTTGGTTTTAAATGAAGGGAGTCACGCTGTATCCCTTTACCCTGTTATGGCGTCTCTGCTGTCTGACCGTCCTGTTAAGGATAAACCATGAGCAGAGAGGGTCTCTGTCTATTCCCCTTCGTCGTCCGATTCAGCATCAGACTCTTCGTCATTAATAATGTCGTCATACTCTGACAGTTCGAGGTCTGTATACTCGTCGTCTATCTCGTCATCGTAGTCGTCAAATGCTTCTGTCAACGCTTCCATGTCTTCTATTAGACCCATGACCTGCCTCGTATTCTTGAATCGCTTTAAACAGCGAAAACGGCGGCCACATCGCCGAAGCAATGCAGTCGCCGCCTGTTTCGTCAGAGTCTCACGATTTCCAGTTCGCATCGCGGGTTCACTTTATCCACCGACCCGAACTGATACATGACCGAAGGGATGATTTTATGGTTGTCGTCTGGAATCATTCCCAGTTCTGTCAATGCGTCACATGCGAACTTGTCAACTACTGAGCAGACATTCGAGATGTCCAGAGCGCGATTCGAAGCAGGAAAGACTGTATAAAACAGGCCGACCTTGCCGTCGAAGGGTTTCGCGTCTGCCGGCATTGCGTTTTTTACGATATCCTTAAAGATGACCTTTGCTTGATTGTTGGTCATGTGATGCAAGTTGCGATAAGTGTTCAAATTCATAAACACTTTCTTATCTTCTTTTGTTTTACGGGGTATCAGGATATGCAGTGGAAGTTCGAGTCGCATGCTGCCTCCGTTCGATAATATGTTTATATTAGTTACAGATTGTGTGCGTGTCTATAACAAAAAGAGGGTCATGACTGTCAGTCTACAGAAGGGACCCTCTTATAAGTTTGCGTCCTTTCCCAAATCTTATGAATGGCTAACCCGCCACCCTCCTTAATAGGTTGAATAAAATTGATGTCGACAATCTTCGACTCACCCTCCATTGTGACAATTGCTTGACATGTTCCAAACTCTTCACCGATGCAGTTGATATCCTGCTCAGTCAGACCCATGTCTTGAGCCTCATCGTACTTGACGACCAGGACAGGGGAATCATCGTCGATGTTCTTGAACAGATGCAGTCCGGTAATGAACTTAACGCCCAGGATGCGTTCTACTTCGCGTGGTGTTCCTTGTGGTTGTTGCTCAGTTGACTTTGTCATTTTCTTGTGCTCCTTTTTCTTTTGGTTTAGAAATTGTGAATTTCGAATGGCTTGTCACTCTCGCAGAACAATTTGAATTTTGCCTTGTTGATGCATTTGTCACAGGAAAGTTTACCTTCCCAAAACTTAACGAATCCGCCAGTCGTAGTTATTTTGTCGCCACAATAACTACACCGAACCCGACATGACTGCTCTTTTCTTTTCCTAAGTCTATTTACACGGTTCATATCAGACCCCTTTTCCTTTTCCACGACATCCGGTGTTTCCACGGCTCGTGATTTTTAGTGTGAATGCTTCTCAAAACCAACCCAAGATTCCAGACCGCGTTGTTGCGCTTGTTGCCGTCTTCATGATGCACTACATACCCCGCAGGGACTTTTCCATGCTCTTGTGTCCAGTTGTAGATGTGTACATATTGATATTTGCCGAGGTCGCCATAATACCGCTGAATGTAGCCGTCCGCAGTAGGGACTTTGTCTTCGTCTGAGACTCGTGTTCTTGCCATGTCATGCCTCCTTTTTACATGTCAAATGCTTGCTGAGTTTCAGGCTCCCATGACTTGTCTGCTTGCTCCATGACATCTACTGATGACGTGTAACGACTTGGTTTTGGTTTCTGCTCTCTCTCGTTTGCAGGTGCTGGAACATAGACCTTGAATCCTTGATTCCATGTGCGAAATTGAAATGTGTCTTTATCAAAAAAGAGCGGATAGTCTTCCTCCTCTCCGAATTCTTTGTTTTTCTGTATCAAGACCATGCCGTCAGGCTTCTTGTTGCCTTCATCGACAGACTTCATCATTGTGTCGTACATCAGCCGGCGCTCTTCACCTATGAGATTCGGATTCTCAATCTCTGCAGGGTTGAATTCTTGCCGTAGTGCGTTCATCAATTGCTTGAGGTTTGTCTGTTTCTTGCGATTGCGAAACACTGTCAGAACGTTTGCAGAGATGTCGCTGATTGCTGATGCCCCACGTCCATCGTACTTTGAAGGTGGTCTCAGATAGGCGGTCTCATCTGCTGGTTTCTTTGTATGCACTACAAGGAATGTGATGGCCTGATTGTCGCGTGTCCAATCTGCGAGGGTCGTGATGAACTCTGCCTGTGCCGCGTGGTCGTCTTCTGAGATGCCACACAGCGTCATGTTGTCAATCACAAAGACCATCGCCCCGCGTTTGCGCATCTCAGTCATTTTCTCGAACAGTATCTTGCGGTCAATCTTGCCGGTCTGCTTCCACAATCTGATTTTGTCTTTATAGTAGTCACAGACTGCGTCAACGTGTGCATGTGACAGCACCGGCTGACAGGCGGCGATTCTGCAGATATTGCGCATGGTCTTCTTTGCCACCACTTCAAGAGATGCGATAAAAGACCTGAGTCCCAGTTCAGACAAGTGCAGTATAAGTTGATTTAAGAAGAGCGTTTTCCCGTCTCCGTTGCGGCCCTGAACAATTGTCAGTTCACCTTCAATCAAGCGAAAGATTTCCTCGCTGTCGTGGATGAACATCGGGTATCCGGGAAGTGGGCGGTTTGGGTCGAAGAGTTCTTTGACTTCTTCACGAAGCATGTCGGGGGAGAGGATGTCGTCGTGTGCGTTTGCCATGGTTGGGCTCCTTTTTGGTTGTTGGGTTGATGTTGGTTGTTTGCTGTCGTTTTAGAACGTGCTGTCATAGATTCCAGATACAGGTGCTGGTTTGGTAAATCCCTGCTGTTTGGTTGCTGTGCCGGCTGATGGCTTGCTGTTGTAGATTTCTTCTGAGAAGAACTTCGGCAGGTGTTTCGCGAATCCTTCCAGCCACTTCTTGTCATTTGCTTTAAAGTCATTAACCTTTGCAACCAGACTGGAAGCAACTTCGTCAATATTGTCAGGTGTCAATCCCAAAACCTTAACCTTGGCTTTGAATGCTGAAAAGCCGGGAATCCATTCGTTCCTTGCCTCTTCCGGATATGCATCCCACACTTTATTAAAAACAAACTGCAGAGACTTGTTGTCGAGCTTGGCGGTCTTTTCGGCTTTTGGCTTTGATGTTTTGGAATCTGCTTTTTCGTTTTCAAAAGCCGGTTTTGATTCTGATTCGTGTTGTTCCTTACCCTCTGCTTCCGCTTTGTTCTTCGCCCGATATGCTCTCTTGTATCCTGCCTGCTTAGTGCGAAAATTCTGCAGACTGTCCAGACTCTGATGCTTCTCAAAGTTCTCAATTACCCAGAACCCGCCCTCCTGATAAACCATTCCGAGGTTCTCAAATTCAGTCAGTGCTCTTGTCACGAGTTCTGTTGACATATTCGTCTCAACTGCAAGCAGTGCCGGTGTCATTGGCTTGCCATTCCCCGACATCTTCAAGACCGCTGATGCCCCCTCCATCGCGATACCGCAGAGCATGACGAAAAAAAGGACCATGCTGTCACCGTCCTGTAAATTCCTGAGAAGTTTGATTTTGATGTCGTTCCTCATTCCAGTGTCAATTTTTACCCACATATTTTTCCCCTTTCTGTTTGTAAGTCTGACTATGTTAGCCGCAGACTGTGTGCGTGTCATTTATTCGTTGAACTGTCCGAATGTTTCATGTTCGTATGCTTCCATTTGACGGTGCAATTTGAACCACGTTCTGTCGAGTTCTGCGACAATTTCGTCCCGAGTCAGTCCGACTGATTCCAACTCAACCTCTCCGACATCGTGCATGAACAGCATTTTTTCGAGACGTATCGCTTGGATGATATCGACTGGACTGCAATCGCTGAATGCAATCTCTACTGATGCCGCCCACGCTTCGAAGAGTTCCAACCAGTCGCCGACCGTTTGCTTGACTCCGGGGATGTAATAGTTAATTGTTGTTACCGACATGTGCTGCCTCCTTGTGTGTTGTAGATATATTCAAGAATTTCGGTCAGTGTGTTAATATCTTGAAGAGTGAGGTCGATTGAGCAGTCGTTTATAACTGCGACAAGACTATTGATGGCTTGTTCTTTTGTCATCATTTTGTTTCTCCTTTAGCATTAATTGGAATAAGTCTTTTATAGCAACATGGACAGAGAGGAATAGATAAGTCGTTCATATGATTTGCCATGAAAGACTTAGATATATCACCCTTCCAACTGCATCTACTGCAAGACCACTTACTCGCTGATATTAATTTCATCATTTTGTTTCTCCTTTTTAGTTACCAGTTTTTGATGGTCTCTTCCAGACCGTGAAAGTTGGTATACGTTTTTTCATGGGATGCTTTGAGTTCTCCAGTCGAGTGCTTGACGCAGAGTATTCGTGCATCATCAAACAGTGCCGCTTGTTCAATCAGTCTCCACCCCTTGCTGTCTGCCACATACGCAAAGTATCCACCACCAACTGCTGACTTCATAAGTCGATACGAGACGCGTTTGCCATCAGCACCGGGGATGCCGCCATGATACAGTGTGTCGGTTGTCTTTCTGAACTTCGGCAGGTCCTCGTTAAGGTCGCTCATGCCCCCACCCCCGCATTGCGCTGATAAGCTGCAGAGAAGCGCTTGCCGAAGAGTTCGTCTGCAGCGTAGTAGTCAAGGTCACCAAATGCATCAGCGCAGGACTTGCAGATGTCGTGCTTTTCCGTTGCGTGGTCGAATGCGATGCCGGTTGCTTGCTCTCCGCAGTTCTCGCATGTTGTTGTCATGATAAGATGTGCCATGGTGTCTCTCCTTGTGGTTGATGTTGGTTAGTATCCGAAGACCTGCTTTTCTGATTGCCTGTATTTTTCTTTACGCCGCTTGTGGTTCAAGATGTTTGTATGACCGTTGTGCCAGCAGTTGCAGAACACACACCAGAACTCTTTGATGTTCTTGTGACCCGTCTGTGCCCTGCTCCACCTTGCCGCCCCCTGTGCTTGCTTCTTGCTTTCGTACTGCACCTTTCCAGTGATGCACCCAGACATGTCAGACCCCCTTGCCGAAGATGTTGCTGACCACCACTGCCATCTCTGCAGACATATTTGAATCGAGAAACGTTGCTTTTTCCACTGCCGACATGAAGCGCTGACCAACTTTGCCATTCGGGAACTCTCTGCAGTATGCGATGCCGTTGCGACGTGGTGCATCGAAGCGGTCGACCAAAGTTCCGTGGTCTGTGTAGACAGATACTCGTGAGGATTTGATTCCGTTTTTGGCGTTGCCTGTTGTATTTGTGATTCGCATATTCGACCCCTTTCATTTTTGGTTGATTAGATTGCGTCCTCGATTTCGTAGCAGACAAACTGACCATCGCGCAGATTGCCCTTGAATTTGTTGCGGTAGTAGTTGCAGTCATTCCTGAGCATCTCGACAGTGTATTCGTCCCAGATTGTAATGATTCGTCTCTGCAGCACTTCGAGCATTTCATCGTCTTTGTCGTACAGGCAGATGAGCACAGTGTCCTGGGTCTGCTCAACGTTCTCGGTGTTTTCCATGGTATCTCTCCTTTGTGGTTGCTATTGGTTGACAGATATACTTCGCTTCATCCCTTCCGTTTGTGCCTTTCCTGAGTCTTCTCGCTCCGCTTCTAACGTTTGCTCACTCAGTAGGATGGTTTACAACCCGACCCCGTTATGACCCACCATCTAGTGGATGTCCTGCGCTTCCTCCTTTTCTGTGTTTATTCTAGTTCGATTCTGTGACTGCGATATGGTCTAAAATTTCAAGGTCATGCGCTTCTGAGTAGTTGCGGACTGGAACCTTGCTGATTGGAGTAATGGTGTGAGAGATTAACTGAATCTCTCTGCGAGTTAGAATCTTGACCGGCCCTGACAGTTTCATTGTCTGAATGACATGGTCAGTCTTGAGGATGTGCTCAATGTGATTGTCACCGATTCTGTTGTTGTGCTCTAACTCTTCCATTAATTTCTCCATCGTATTATTCCATGTTTCGGTTTGTGTCTTCCTACTTTTTGACCAGTGTTTGAGAATATTGATTCTGGCTTCGACTGAATACGTATCTGGATTCAATCTCTCGTGTTGCAAAACCATTGTCGCCTCCCTTCACCGTTTTTTTTATTTCTTCATTCTTGATGTTTTAGTTATACCCCTTCACTAAGAGGTTGTCAATAACTTTTTTTCAACAAAATCGCATAGTTATCCGTTTGGTATCCCTTAAGCATTGCAAATATTGACGTTAGATATCGAAAAAAAATATTATTCTGTGTTTACAATACACATAAAGTTTGATATAATTCATACCAGAAAGTGTGAATTGAAATATTTATTTCATTTTTTTAGGAGGTTTTATGACAAGAATCGATGCACAGAGAGAAATTGTGAAAGGTATCAAAGACCGAATCACTGAAAAAGGTTTTTCAGATGTTGCGCAGTTCTGCCGGATGTCGGGCCTTAAGAATCACATATCGTTCGAGACTGCTCGTAGATGCTTGAATGATGTCGACCGGCCAGTTGCGCCCCTGACCCTCGCAGTTGTCATGAGACACCTTGACTATCCAGTCTCAGAGATACGGTCAGCAATGATTGCTGTCGGAGATACTGTGTTCGCGTATATGATGGAAGATAGTGCAGAACCAATGCCCATGCAAGACGCTGGACTGCTTGCTGCTGTGCAATGCATAGGGCAGATACACAACACTATATATAATGACCTGGCAGTGGTTCTCGAAGTGATGGCTGGGATGGTTGGGGTTGATGTGTCGGCTCATATATCAAAGATGAAGAAAGTCGGCAGGGCTCGGATATTGAAGAGTCAAACGGTGGCTGAGGAAAAAGTTCGGCAATTACAGATGGAAACATAAACTATTGACAGCTAAAAATTCTTGTGTCATGTTGTTGAAGTTATACCAAAAAAGAGTCATTAAGTGTCACAACGCCACTATCTGTGGCACTATCCATTGCATTTTCTTTGTTTCAGTACTTGCAATGCTTAAACCGTGCCAATTTTATACCACGTGGTACATTTCAATTAGTTAGGTTAATAGTTACAAGTGTTTATATAGTAAAGGTCCCCTCCCTGTTTCGCCCACCATATTCAAAAAAGCCTTCTAAGTCTTCGGATTCATTAGGCTTTTTTGTTTTCTCTTCACACTTCTTGGTATCTATGGTACAATGAATTGCACTTTAGGAAATTACCAAGAGGTATACTTATGACAAAAGAGCATCCATTTTTGGAATTACGTGGCAAAATTTATTACTACAGGAAAAGAGTGCCCATTGACCTGATTAAATATTTTCACAAAGACAGGTTGATTATATCTTTGAGGACTTCGAAATTCCACCTTGCAACAAAGGGAGTGAGTTTCTGGGAAGATAAGACCGAGCGTGTTTTTGCGCGGCTTAGATATGGACACTTGAGCGAACTTGATATTGCAACTCAAACTGCAGAACTGGTTCCAGAAATTAAATCAAAAAGGAAGGCCACCTTGAAACTATCGGACGCATGGGACAGATTCCAAGCCAAAAAAGGAACCAGTTGGGCACCAAAGACTGAGCAGGAGTATGGTTTTTCAAAGAGAATCTGCCTTGAGTTCTTTAAAGATTCCGACGTCAGGTCTATAAATATTGACCGGTGTTACGAATACCAGTCGTTCCTGTGTGCTCTTCCACGACGTGGAAAGGGCAACGCAGGTCTGATTGACAGCAAGACTGTCAGCAAGCACCTCAGTCGATTCAGGTCTGTCATGTCTCTGGCTATGGCGGGAGGTGCCATATCTGTGAATCCGATGGCAGTCGTCACTCAAGAGCAATCAGAAGATTCAGAAGCACCACGCATTCCATACACTAATGAAGAGATACAGTTGATTATCGAACTCGTCAAAAAGCAAGACGTGGAAAAATATCCCTCGCGCTTCTGGGTTCCAATCCTTGCGATGTATTCAGGTTGTAGGAAGGGGGAACTGTGCCAGATGTACCCCGACAATCTTATCGAAGTCGATGGTGTTAAATGTATGAGGATAACAAACGAAAGACCTGACCAGCGCGTCAAAAACAGCGCTGCAAAACGTATCGTGCCAATGCATAGGATTCTGGTCGACATGGGGTTCTGGGACTGGGCAAAAGCAAGACCGGCTGATACAAGGATATTCACAGACCTTGCACAGGCGAGAGACGGCTACGGCCATTCGTTCAAGTGGTTCTCTACTGCAACCAGAAAACTGGTCCCAGACGAAAGAAAGACTCTACATTCATTCCGGCATGGTGTTTCAACAATGCTGATGGAATTGAATTTCAATTCCGTGTGGCGTGCTGACTTGCTGGGACACACTCGGCCCGGGAACCTAGAAACAGATGCAACGTACACACACAAAACAAAGACCGAAACACTTAAGCCGATGGTCGACGCAATAACTTACGGTGAAATTGACGCAATAATATTGCAAAAAGTGTAAAGTTTTCTTGACTTAACTTGCTGTTTTTGCTATAATTATTACACGTTATGAGTTAAAAGTCTAGCTCAATATCGTGGCCTAATATCTCCAGCATTTGGTTAGTGCAGAGAGGGTGTGTCCAATATCCCGTTAAATTGGAAGAGTACGGGTCAAGGGTGTCGACAATCATGTCACAGACTGGACATTTTTCCCACCTTGAGAAGTCTATTTTTTGGCCCATTTTTGCCCCCTGTTTAGATTACTCAGTTATTTTACACAGTGAGTAGATATTATACACGGTTTTGTTGATTTTAGAGTATAATATTTTTGAAAAAGGTGGCTCACTACAGCGTAAGAAATAATAGCTTATTATATCTGACTCAGAAAATTGTACCAAGTTATACCAACAATCATAATATAAAGAGTTCCTCTTCTGGGTACTTTTAAACGGGAGAATCATGGACTGTATAATAGTAATATTAAAAGCGCTGATAATAGGTCTTTTGTTTTCCCTATCAGCAGCGCTTTTTCTTGGTTATTGTTTGCGACCATTTATTCACCGGACGATTAAGCATCCATCGCCCAGATTCGCCGATGTCAATCATCAGCTACTGATAAGCCGTCCTCCCCAGACCATCTTACCTTTCAAAATTGGCACCGCTTGAGCGAGGAACTGCGACCCCTCCGGCTCAAACTGAGTAATGCTTAATCCCTGTTGCCAATTCGCAACGCCTTTAATATATTCGGGGTGAAGGTCTGCCAGACATCCTCCCTCTACCCACACGTACTCACCACCCCGCTTTGTTGTGTAGTATGTGCCGATTCTGTGAGTGTGTCCGGATGCTCCGCTTGTGCCTTCCCTTGACTGCTCATTTTTGGCAGTGTAGCTGGACTCTGCCCTGACAATGTCGCCATGTTTCCACAAAAAGCCTTTGTATTCGTAATTGTCCCTGTAATCGATGCCAAGTTCTGGCAGTCCCATTACTTCCTGCAACTTTAACGCTCTGAGCCCACATAACCCTTTTGCGTCGCTCCACAAGTATTTCTGTAATCTGTCTGTATGGTTTGCCGCAAGCATGATTATTTTAGAGCCAGGACAACGCTTAACGAGGTCTGACAGCATTTCGTGGGAAAGGTCTAGCTCGTACTGCAATGACACGCCAGATGACCTATCAGGGTCTTTATTGAAGCGTGATAGTGCGTAGAAGTCGTGGACTTCGTGAATAATGATAACCTGTGGCTTGATAGTCTCGCAAAACTTAAAGGCCACCTCTACCGCTGCCGGGTCGTGATATGGTACATGCCAGTCGTGCATTGCAACGATAGTGTGCCCCAGTTCTGCGGATGCCGGCCTGACCCACTCCCTCTGATATCCTTGTTGTGACCGGACACGTTCAAGGTACTTGCGGGTTGCGTCGGTTGTTCTGCTGAACCCTGCGAGCTCCAACTTGGCTTGTACATCGGATGGCTGTGCAAAGATATCTTGAAATATTATCTCTTGCTCTGGTTCGCTCCATGTTGATGTCCTGATAAGCATGTGACCCCCTGATGGTGTTTGAGATGTGCCGGGGTTTTGGCCTAGTAATAAAAAAAAAGGGGTCAAAGACCCCTTTGGTGATTCATAAAGTTTTTACTGCTTGATAATGTCACCAGCACCGTCACCGTCGGCCGCATTCTGCGCCAGAAGCGGTGCAAGCGATGCGGCAATAGCAGCATAAGTGTCAACCTTCGATTGACCTTGTACGGCCTCCTGCTTCGCTTGATTGACGACGTTCACAATATCAAGGACGGGCGCTGCTGCTCCGATGACAGTTGTCATGCCTGCGGCGATTTTTGCATTTGCAGCGATGACATCTCCGGTGTTGCTGTTAGAGCCAACTGACTGAATGCCAGATGAGGTGATTGCGCCCATGACACCAATTGTCGAACTATCGACTGGAACCTTGCCGGTTGCCATTGCGTAACCCATACCTGCCGCCCCTGCCAGCTTCAACAGTCCAAAGATTGTTGACGTTGGGTCTGCCTTTGCGTTCTTGAAAAAATTCTTGAAAAAAATCATGACGTGTTCTCCTTTTCTTTTTGGTTTTATGGTGCTGTGAGAATAGTTTCTTGTCTGCGTTTGGCCGCTGCACCGCCAAAGTCAAACAGCGCATGCGCAACCCACCAGCGCCTGATTGCGCTCATTCCGTCCTCCTTGCATATAGTGTCAAGAATCTCATCTGCAAGGGGTCTCATATGCTCAGGAAGTTGACCCTGACGCATGAGTTGATACAGCGCATCATGAACGAGACTGCCCCTCATGAAATTCTTTGAGTCGATTGTTGGACCCGAAGGACCGTCCCACGCATACCCCTCTTTAATGATGAGGGTTCCGTCTTTTTTCAGAGTGATGAACCCGTGGTCAAACAAGTCCTCATCCGGATGAATGATGATTTTTGTGGTGTACTCTTCATGCAGTTGATACTTGTATCCATCGTGATATTTGATGGTCTCTTTCACGACTCACCTCCTTGATTTTTCAGCGTATGCACACAACAGAACGAATCCGTAGAACAGCAGCAATCCAAACGCAGGGTCTTGTGGATACCATTCCATTTTGTGCGCCTCCTGCCTTGATGTGTTTATAGTATGCACAGGTTGTGTGCGTGTCAAACCACCCAAAACTTTTTCGGAAGTTCTACGTGTGGGAGGTCAGGAGTGCTCCACCTTCCACCCCACACGAGGTCGCAAGACTCAGCGATTTTTCCGACCTGCTGATAATCTGCTTCACCGTCTTTGTTGATATCGACTTTTGGTGACCACTCCAACTTCTTAGCAGTGCCGACTGCAAAATCACAAGCAAGACTCTTGCCGGTTGCTGTTGGGAGATGTCGACTGTTCATTGTCCATGTGATTTTCTTGTCGCTATTTCGGAGGGACTGTGTCCT